CGATAATTGACGGCTTTATACTAAACTCATCCCTATACGGTTTGCTTGACAGCGGCGTATTAAGTTATTAAGGAGATACAACTATGGCAGCTGGATTAGGTTTTAAGACCTTTACTACGGGCGAGGTGCTGACGGCAGCTGATACTAACGGCTATTTAATGCAAGGCGTTTTAGTGTTTGCCTCAGCGGCAGCCCGAGATGCAGCCATAACCTCACCACAAGAGGGCCAATGCTGTTACTTAAAAGATACCGATGCAGTACTCACTTACTCAGGTGCAGCTTGGGTTGCTTTTGACGATACTAACGCTATACAAAATACTATCGTAGATGCTAAAGGAGATTTAATTGCAGCTAGTGCAGCCGATGTACCTGCTCGCCTTGCAGTAGGTACAAACGGGCAGTATTTACAAGCTGACTCAACGGCATCAACAGGCTTGAAATGGGCAACTATCTCGGCATCCATACCAGCTAATGACTATGCAACGGTATCGGCTTTTGAATCAACTACAAGTACAAGTTATACAAACCTTGCAACCTCAGGCCCAGCAGTTACGGTAACTACAGGTACAAAAGCTTTAGTAATAGTGAGTGCAAGAATAGTGAATAGTACGAATAACAACTCTTTACAGGCGTGGATGAGTTACGGCGTAACAGGAGCTACAACTACCTCAGCATCCGATACCTGGGCTTTAGCTGTATCAGGTATTCAGTCTATTGCATATCAGATGAAAATGTCTTTAGCATCCGTTGCAACTCTTACAGCTGGTTCTAATGTATTTACTGCAAAATATCGTGCAACTAGCGGTACATCTGAGTTTGGTGACCGCTCAATCTTTGTAATCAACCTGGCATAAGGAGCAACAAAATGGCAACTACATCAAAGAAAATTAACCTTAAACAATTAGATGAAGAGTTAGGTAGTCTAGGTTTAGTAGCTAATTTTGAAGATGAAACTAACAAAATTATTAAACCTGCCGATAATTCTAAGGTCACAGATAAAGAATTAGAAGCCGCAATAGCTGCACACATAGCTGGGCCTCTTGATGAAGAGGTAATCGAGTTGAATCGTGAGCAAGGTAAAACAAAACTAATTGAGTTAGGTTTTACGCCTGAGCAGATTTCAGCGCTTGGCCTTTAATGCAGACTAGCTATAACGGCTGGCCAGCATCTAAAGAGCAGGCCGAAATAGGCATAAAGGCCTACAAGGTTGAGGGCACAGGGCTTAAAATCCGCTGCGCTGAAAAGGTAGCGCTGTTGCTTATTAACTTTGCTAAAGAGTTTAACGAGCTAATAGAGCCTATAGAGGGTGGTACGTTTGATGATTGGGGCTATGCCTACAGAGACGTAAGAGGTGTGCCAGGCAAACTAAGTAACCACGCAAGCGGCACGGCCATAGACCTTAACAGTTTGCGCCATCCTTTAGGCAAGGTAGGCACGTTTGATGCAGCTAAGGTGCCAATGATCCGTGCCCTAGCTAAAAAGTACGGGCTGACCTGGGGCGGGGATTGGACTAGAAAAGATGAAATGCACTTTGAGATAGCACTAAGCCCTGAAAAGGTCAGCGCTTTAATTACTAAGTTAGGAATAGAAAATGCCAACTAGCGCACAAGTAAGCGTAGGAGTGACAGCTACATTATTGGTAGCTGCAACAGGCTTTGACCAAACCGTATGGATACATAATTCAGGCGGTGCTCTCTACATAGGAGCTAGCAACGTCACTACAGCAAACGGTTACAAGCTAGATACTGGCGATAAAATGGAGCTGCCAGTAGGCGATAATGAGGGCCTTTATGGAATTGTGGCCTCAGGTACTAACACGGTTTTTGTACTAAAACAGATCAACTAAGGGGCATTTAGGAGCAATACAATGAAAGAGCAACTAAAGGCTGCGGCCTTGTCCTACCTACGTGCAGCCGTATCGTGCGTGGGCGCTTTATATCTCAGCGGGATATCAGACCCTAAAGTACTAGCTAATGCTTTTATAGCTGGGCTAATTGGGCCAGTACTAAAAGCTATAGCACCTACCGAAAAGCAGTTTGGCGTAGGGGCTAAGTAATGGATGAGCGCCCAGCACACGACCAAGTGGCTGTAATCCTTGCTAAAGGTGCTGTGGCGCTTGTTCTCATTATTGCCATTGGCGCTTTTGGTAGGTCTTTTTACTTAGCTATAGTTACAGAAGGTTACCAAAATATACCTATAAGCGATGCGGCTACTCAATTATTAACAGCTCTTGGCTCGGCCCTTGTTGGCGGGGCCGTGGGTTTTGTAGGTGGGTCAGCGCCACGCTTTAATAAAAAAGATACAGAGGCAAAGTGATGTCGCAGGCCCAGGCATATATAGCTGTAGCGTTGGGGATCGCTACGCTTTCAGGGCTTATGGCTGGGCTTGTGCGCCACCTTGTTAAGTACTACCTATCTGAGCTACGCGATGACGGCAACGGCGGGCATAACCTTAAAGGTAGGGTTGAGCGTATAGAGCTGCGTGTAGATAAAATCTATGAGCTGTTGCTAGAGGACAGGCTAGCTAAGTAGCGCGTGTCGCGTTGCCTTTTGTCAGTAGGTAGGGTCATACTTTTACTACACACGCCGAGAGGGCTACTCGGATAAGTAGCGACTCGGCCTTAACAAAGGGCGAAAGATGAACAGTTTAGATTTAATGGTAGTAGGTCTGGTTTGCCTATTTATGGGCTTATTTATCTACGCAGCTTATGAAATGGGTTACAAAGTAGGGCTAGGTGAGGGTTACCTACGTGGCCGTAACATAGCTAAGGCGCTAAAAGAAGCTGAGGCCAAGCGATGAGTAATTTCTTAGAAGGCTACGAGGATGTAAACGCCCGCATAATTAGGGCACGTGCCGAATACCCCAGCCTAAGGCTTGTGGCATCTATAGAGGATATAGATATAACAAAAGGTTATGTACTTATTAAGGCTGAGGCCTACAAAGAGTACGAAGATCATCTACCAAGCGCCGTAGATTATGCTTTTGAGATGCGTAGCGATAGGGGCGTAAACCTGCACTTTTGGGTAGAAAACGCAGTAACGAGCGCCTATGGCAGAGTTATAGGCTTGTTAACACCTGGCGGCATAGCTCGTAGTACAAAGCAAGATATGGAAAAGGTTGAGGCGTTAAGTGCTAAAGATGTGGCACCTGTAAGCGATGATCTATGGGCTACAACACCCCAAGGTTTAACAGCTATAGACACGGCTAAAAACGAGGTAGGCAGGCTACAAACTAATCCTGAGTGTAAACACGGTGCCCGCATATGGAAAACTGGCACCGCTAAAACAGGGCGTGAATGGGGCAATTACAGCTGTATCGAAAAGAGCAAGGCAACACAATGTGAGCCCGTTTGGTATATGCAGACATCTACAGGTTGGGCGCCCCAGGTATGACCATTAACCCTAAAGATAAATGGCTATCGCCCACTGGTCACCAGTACAGCTTTAGCGGCTATGGCGGTGTAAGTAATTGCAGCATATGCGATAACGATACCCAGGTTAATGAATATGACCGCAGAGACGGGCTAGTAGTATTTTTATGCAAAAAGTGTGAGGACGGCCTAAAACTATGAGCGATCAATACGAGCTAATTAACCTACAGGCTATGACGGGTAAACTTTTTATAGACGGTGAGTTAGCAGCTGAGTACAAGGTTGAACAATGCGACAAGTGCGCTATGGTCACGCAGTTAGATAAGTTTGGTTATCAAAAAAACAGCTTTGAAAACATTATATGGTTTTGCAAAGGCTGTCGATGATAGACACAGAGCAAGAGCTATTTAACTACATAAAGGCGCGATATTTAGAGGATTTAATTAAGACAAGCGACCAATACGAGTACCACGATTGCACTAGCACTTTGTATCGGTTGCACATAGAGCTAAAATGCAGGCACACACATTATGATGACCTGCTCATAGAGCAAGAAAAGTATGATGCGCTTATGCAACAGGCCGAGCGCCTGGGCTTTACGCCCTTTTACGTTAATGCCACACCTAAGGGTATCTACGCCTTTAACCTGCGTAAGATAACGGTTAAGTGGTCAGTTAAAAGGCTGCCTGCTAAGACAGAGTTTGACTCTCAGGGCCAGGTTGATAAGACCGTGGCCCTTTTGCCTATCTCAGAGGCGGTGCAGCTATGAGTGAGTCAATACGCTTTGAGTGCCGTAGTTGTAAGAAAATAACAGACCAGTTAGAGCGCATAGTGACAGATAACCTGCCTGCTAACGTAAAAGTCTTACAATGCAAGGTATGTAGCAAAATGAGCGTTTGCCTATTGGTTACTTATGCCGATGTATGAGTATGAATGTATTAGCTGCTCCATACGCTATGAAGTGCAGCGATCTATACACGATGTAAACATACCTAAGTGCTGTGGCTTTGATATGCGCCGTATTTATGACCCAGTAGGTGCCATATTTAGGGGCACAGGTTGGGGCAAGGATGCTAAATAGTTATCCACAGGAGTTATCCACAGGCACTAATAACTGTGGAAACACGCCCAACAGTACGCTCAAAGTTGCAGCCTGTTTGACACGTACGCTAGCATCACAACTCGCTGGCGAGCCGCTGAGGCGGATAGCTCGCAGGCGATGTTTGGTGCTTGTGGGGCTGTATTGTGTAATTGGGATTACGCCTGCATATGGATATAACCCAAACGTAGAGAGCTATAAACTCTATGCTCATATGAAACTATTAGATGATAAGCAATATAGATGTTTAGTTATATTGTGGCGTATGGAAAGCCAATGGAACCCTAAGGCCAAGAATAGTAAGAGCAGCGCATATGGGATCCCTCAGCTACTTAAGATGACAGAGACTAATCCATATAAGCAGATAGACTTAGGGCTTAAATACATTACTCATCATAAGATCTATAAAGGTGATGTATGTAAAGCGTTAGCTCATCATAAGAGAGTAGGGCATTACTAATGGCTAATCGTGGTGACCCTAGACTTAAGAGGGCATACCGTGACGGCTTCCGCACCAAGATATTGCAGCGTGACGGGTATGTTTGCTTCTACTGTGGCCAAGATGCAGACCAGGTTGACCACGTTATCCCAATCTCTAAAGCGCCTGAGTTAGTGGTTAGTCCTGACAACGCTGTGGCCTGTTGTAAGCGATGCAATACACGCAAGGGGAATAGGTCACAGGGCGTTTTTTTAGCCACAAGCGCTAC